GGTACTATTTGTCCGCTAAACATTAAAGATTGGCGACAAACTATTAGAACTAGTTGTGAATTTAAAATTTCAGAACTTGAAAAACTTTTAACAACTGATTCATTAGCTGCTTATATTACAGGTGATGAATATCCTGTTTGGCCTCAGTTAAATGAAACCCAAGAAGAGCCCAACGGGAGCGAAAAGACTCCCACCGAAACCCAAACAAACGACGCAGGGGTCTTCTAAAAACAGCAAACCAAAGAGCAGTAGAAAGGCTTACAGAGGTCAAGGTAAGTAAAACCTAAAAAACTCTTAATTCTATTTGCAGCCTGGGTTAGTAGCCTGGGCTGTTTTTGTTAGTAACATTTTTAAAGAGTTTCTTTTACCTATGCCGTTTAGTTCCGAAAAGCAAATGCGTTATATGTACTCTCAACACCCTGAGATTGCTAAGCGGTGGTCGAAAGAAGCCAAAGCTGCAGGTAAGCCTCAAATCAAAAAAGGAGGCAAAATGAACAAAGGTTATAAAACCAAGTAAACCCATGCCAATCAAACGCGGCGGTCAGACTCGTAGCAATGCGGGTCGCTATGCTCCTGAAGGTCAAGGAGCTACTCAACGTGGTCGCAATCTTCCCACTCCTAGTGGCAAAGAACGGCCTATGCAAACGGCTAGGCTGCCTCGGGCCAATATGCCTGGCACTGTTACGACTAGTGGAGCTGCTCGGACTGCTGCGTTACAGGCTCAAGGTGCTGCTCGTGGTCTCTCTCGTCTTGCTATTCCTCTTGCTGTTGTTGCTGAGGTAATGCGGCCTCAACCTGCAGGACAAGGCTCTGAGCTGACAGCACGTCAAAAGCAAGAGTATTACAACGAAAACAAAGCGAAGCGTCAGGTTGAACTCCGTGATCAGCAAATGAAAGCTGACAAGGGTTCTTTTGACGATGCGTTTGCCGCTGCTCGTAAGGCTGGTCGTCAAGACTTTTCTTGGAGAGGCCGTAAGTACAACACTAAGGTTCGTGGAGAAGATTGATGGCTAAAGGTCCCTGCTGGAAAGGTTACGAGATGGTTGGTACCAAAAAGAAAGGTGCCAAAACTGTTCCTAACTGCGTACCCAAAGGCAAATAAGTGTCATGGATCCTTCTTTCATCCTGTCTTTGTTTTTAGGTGCTGCTTCAGTTGGAGGTGGTGTCTTTGCTTGGTCTCACAAACGCCATATGGAACTTGATCGTCGAATTGACCAAGTAGAGATGACGGTTCACAAAGAGTTTGTTAGAAAGGACGAGCTGATGCCGATGATGGACCGGATCGATAAGCAGATCCAACACATCGACGAAAAACTCGACCGGATCTTGCTCAATGGCCGACATCTCACTCCGTGACGTAGCTAAGTATTACAACAATCAAGAACATCAAAACTTTGCTTTGGACTTTCTGCAGGAGAACCTTGCTCCTGGGATCCTGGCAAAGTTTTCTGATTTGTGGCGATCTGGACCCAAAAACCAAATTCCCAGTAACGGCTCGTGGGACGGTGTAGTAGAACTTGCTCGTGAAGCTGGAGCAAAGTTTCCAGAGCTAGTAGCTGCTCAGTGGGCGCTTGAAAGTAATTGGGGTCGTAGTACATCTGGTACTCACAATTACTTTGGTTTAAAAGGTAAAGGCACTACCGTTGCAACGACAGAATACGTTAACGGTGTTGCTGTTTCTACCCGTGATGGGTTTCTTAACTTTGATTCACTTAAAGACTGTGTTCAATATTTAGTTGATCGATGGTACAAAGACTACAAACAATACAGCGGTATTAATAACGCAAAAACAGCAACAGAAGCAGCTAAAGAACTAATCAAACAGGGCTACGCAACAGACCCTAATTATGTAAACAAACTGATATCAATTCTTAATCGTCAACAACCAAAGCAGGAGGTCCAGCAAACGGGAAAGTTGCTCAAGGTACCTTACGAGTACCAACTAGACAATGGACCTACTGGGTATCGGGAGTGTTTCAGCTCTAGCTGCGCCATGGTGGCTAGCTACTACGGCAAGATCAAAGGTGACGATGCGTATAACAAACTCAGGGCTCGCTTTGGGGATTCCACAAGCGCTGAAGCTCAACTCAAAGCTCTTAGGCACCTCGGACTAGATCCCAAATTCATCCAGAACGGCACCCCAGAGCTTCTCAGAGGCGAGATAAACGCCGGTAGGCCTGTAGTAGTCGGATGGCTCCACAAGGGCCTTGTAAGCGCTCCTAGCGGCTCTGGGCACTACAGTGTGGTCATTGGTTATACAGAAGGTGCTTGGATACATCACGACCCTAATGGTGAGGCCGATATGGTCCGTGGAGGATATATCAACCACACGAAGGGTAAAGGCGTAGCTTATAGCCAAAAGAACTGGAATAAAAGGTGGCTTGTTGAAGGTCCTGGATCGGGTTGGGCTATTTTGATCAAGAACCCGTCCTGATTATTCCCATGGACTTTTCTGATCCTTCAGTGCAAGCAGCTCTTTGGCTGAGTGCTTTTGCTGCTTCTGAACTTATTGGTGTTTCTAAGTTGAAAGAAAACAGCCTCGTACAATTGGGAGTGAAACTGTTCCGAGTTATCTATGGCAGCCGCTCCAAAAAAGTCTCTAAATAAGACTGAGGGTCTGGCTTCAGAAGATGATCTGTTTAGTCTTCACCGTCTGGTGGCTACCAAACTGATTGATCAACTGAACCGTGATGACGTAAAAGCGTCTGACCTCGCTAACGCTATTAAGTTCTTGAAAGACCAAGGTATTACTGCTCTTAACGGCGGTGATGTTTCTGCTATTTCTGAGATGATTTCTGCACTGCCAGAAGTCGATCTAAAGAAAGTTCGGTCTTATATTAGTGCTTAGGAATTAACCCTTCCTATATGTACAAAGCAGAGCCCTCGGTATGGTGATTCGTTCGCCATCCGGGGGCTTTGTCTATTTGACACCAGAGGCTGCTATGGCGAATCTTCAAGCCCTCCAGCGTCGTGAAGCGGTAAAGCAATGGAGACAATCAATTAAAGAAGCTTTTGGTTGTAAATGTGCCTACTGCGGTGTCAAAAGCGAACAGTTAACTCTTGATCACATCCATCCCAAAACCAAAGGTGGTGAGGATTTAGCCACCAACATTGTTCCAGCTTGTCAGCGTTGTAACCACGAGAAAGGTAGTTCTCACTGGAAAATGTGGTTTCAAAGCCGTCCTGACTATTGTGAGGAGCGCGAAGCGGTTATCAACCAATGGATGAACTACCACCTCTGCCCAGTTTTGATCTCTCCGTAGAACAGCAGTTACGGGTGGAACGGATGAGGCGAGATATCCCCAACGCTTCTCGCCAAGACTTGGAGGAGATGCTGTATCAGTTCATCAAAATGAACATCGTCCTGCAGAATAACTTGAGTCAAGTTTTCAAGTGGGCGAGTCAAGCTAATGCCAAGAGCAGCCAAACAAACTGAACAAATTATTAAAGAAGCAGCAGCTTCGTTTCCTGTTTTTGCTACTTACCTTTGGGACTACTTAAAACTCCCTAGTCCTACTCCTGTTCAGTATCAAGTTGCTGATTACCTGCAAAACGGTCCTAATCGCCGGATCATCATGGCGTACAGGGGCTGTGGTAAGTCGTTCCTGACGGCTGGTTATGTGCTGTGGAGGCTGCGTCGGGATCCAAACTGTAAGGTATTGGTGATCTCAGCAGCTCAAGACCGTGCAGACGCGTTCAGTGTGTTTTGCCATGACCTTCTTCGCAACTGGTTCATGGTCAAGGATCTTTTCCCAAGCGATACTCAAAGATTTTCAAAAGTTGCATTTGATGTTTACGGCGCAAAGCCTGACCAGTCGCCTTCAGTTCGCTCTAGTGGCATCTTCGGGCAAATTACCGGTTCTCGTGCCGACCTTATCGTTGCAGACGACGTTGAAACTCCACAGTCTTGTGAAACCCAATTAATCAGGGACAAGCTTCGGGAATCAATTAAAGAGTTTGACTCTGTGATCAAACCGGGTGGGGAGATCGTGTTTCTTGGGACTCCCCACACCCAAGACAGTGTTTACGCAAAACTTGAGGTCTCTGGTTACCAAGTCAGGATCTGGCCTGCTCTGTATCCCACTAACAAGAAGTTTCGGGATTACTACGGTGACCGGTTGGCACCAAAGATCAAAGCAGATCTAGAAGCTGATAAAGACCTTGCTGGTCACCCTGTAGACCCCAAGCGTTTTGATTGGGAAGAACTGGAAGCTAGACAGCTTTCCATTGGCCGTAGCACGTTCAACCTCCAGTTCCTTCTGGACATCAGCCTGAGTGATGAGGAGAAGTTTCCTCTCAAACTCAGAGACCTCTGTGTGTTCCGCCTAAACCGCGAACAAGGTCCTAATAAGGTCATCTGGTTGGCTAATGGCGATAAAGCCCTTGATCTGCCCTCAGTGGGCCTTCATGGTGATCTTTTCTACAAACCGGCTCAGATAGGGGATGAGTTTCTTGAATACACCGGGGTTGTCATGGCTGTTGACCCCTCTGGACGCGGCACTGACGAGCTTGGCTATTCGGTAGTTGCATACCTGAACGGCAACCTTTTCCTTCTCGCTAGCGGTGGCCTTCGGGGTGGCTACAGCGAACCGAACCTCAAGAAGCTCGCTCTCATCGCTAAGGAGTACAAGGTCAAGCAAATAATTGTTGAAAGCAACCTCGGCCTCGGGATGTTCTCTGAGCTTCTCAAGCGCTACCTCGGCACGATTTACCCCTGCAGCGTTGAAGAGGTCCGACACACAAAGCAAAAGGAACTCCGCATCATCGACACCTTGGAGCCTGTCCTTAACCAACACCGGCTCATGGTCGACACGAACGTAATCCTTCAAGACCTCGCCTCCACGGAGACCTACCCAAGCGAAACTCGAAGCCAATACCAACTGTTCTTTCAGCTCACTCGGATTACCAAAGAGAAAGGCAGCCTCAGACATGACGACAGGCTCGATGCTCTTGCTATGGCCGTTCAGTACTTTACGGAGTCCATGGCTCAAACAGAGCAAAAGGCTATGCAGGCTCGTGAATCGGCACAGTGGGAGTTAGAGCGTCGGTTCATCCAAGGAGAAGGAGGCTTGAAGATCGATGCCATTGGTTACGCCTCAAGCCTTGAAGACCTTGAAAAGGCCCTCACAGCGTCCTCAGGAGGGGCTAATTGGCTTAGTGAGCTCTAGGAGCCTCTGAGAGGCCTCAAAAGGCCCTTTGGCTACCTTGACACCTAAAACGTATTAGAGAGGCCTTAGAGGGGCTTTTAGGGGCCTCTCAGAGTGCATACGGTAAACAGCCATCTTTAAGACAGACCCTTGTGGGACATACGCTCGTAGAAAGGGGGTCTTGACAGCCGTGATTAAAGTGTATTTAAAAGTAATTAAAGAGGCTCTTTAAGTGGGTACTTAAAGAGTCTTTTTTAAAGGGTCTTTTACTGTCTCCCTTCTAAGACCTTCTTAAGACACTTATTAAAGAGGTCTTTAGAGGTACCACTTAGAGGCCTCTTAGAGCTACCTTTAAGTGCCTTTTTAAGTATTAATTAAAATGCCTAGTGTCTCTTTGGTCACTGTGACACCAGATGCAGAGGAACTCCTGGTGTATATGGCAAGAGTCAGTAACCCAGCTAATCAAGTCACTGGTAAAGGCTCAGAACGACTTATCCAATACTTGATTGACCACAAGCACTGGTCTCCTTTTGAGATGGTCCACATGGTTTTGGAAATTAACACCACTAGGTCTATTGCTGCTCAGATCTTGAGGCATAGGTCTTTTTCGTTTCAAGAGTTTTCTCAGCGGTATGCAGATACAGAACTGATTGGTTACGCAAAACCTCCTCACCTCAGACGACAAGACCAAAGCAACAGGCAGAACAGTATTGATGATTTAACTGCTGATAAAACTCAGATCTTTTACCGAAGGATTAACCAGCACTTTGAAGAAGCTCAAGACCTGTACCGAGAGATGGTCTCAGTAGGGGTAGCTAAAGAGTGTGCTCGTGATGTTCTACCCCTAGCCACTCCAACCAGGATGTATATGGCTGGTACAGCTCGGAGTTGGATTCATTACATAGATCTACGGTCTCAAAACGGGACTCAGATGGAACATATGAATATTGCTAACGAAGCTAAACAGATCTTTTGCAAAGAGTTTCCTACTATTGGTAAAGCTCTTAATTGGTCCTAGCCGTGGCCTGTAGCTGTATGTCGGAACGTAATTACCGAAAGGAATACGATAACTACCACTCAAAGCCCGAACAACGGGAAAACAGGTCTAGTCGTAACAAAGCTCGTCGCAAGATGGCTAAGCACGGCTACAAACTGAACGGAAAGGACGTAGATCACAAAGACGGTAACCCTCGTAATAACAGCCGCTCTAACCTTCGGATACAGAGTCCGAGTACTAATAGGGCTAGGAAGTAGTTGAGGAGTGTTGTAGGGGCTTCTAGAGAGGTCTGAAGAGGTTTTAGAGGGTCCTTAAAGGCCCTCTTTTTTTTTATTGGTACCCAAAAGGTTTTGCTTCGGATTTTTAAGCACCAGTTAGCGCTTTGCCCCGCCTCCCTAACCCCCTGGGGGGCCTTTAGTCGCGCCTTATTGCAAATGGTTCTCAATAGTCCTGGAAGGTCTTGAGGGTCTTAAAGCGGAATCAGTATGAGTTAGGAGCTATGCGGTTATGCGTTAAAGCGCATATATACGCGCGAGCATGGCCACATCTAACTAGGCCCTAGGAGCCCTTGAGAGCCCTTTAACACCCTCTCAGTACTCAAGACACCTAGGAGCTCCTACAGGGCCTCTCCTGGCTCTCCTAAAGGCCTCTCAGGATTTGTAACGATTCACAACAGCAGCCCTTGCCT